ATCCCGTCGCGCTTGAGGTTCTGCAGCATCTGCTGTGACTGCCACGGGTCGGTGGCAATCGCCTGCAACTGCAAGCCCGGCGCCTCGACTTTGATTTCGTCCTCAATCACGCTGAAATCGGTCGTTTCGCCCGGCGTGGCGTAAAGATCGCCCTGCATTTCCCACCCGCGATACATCGGGTGCCGCTCGTCCTCGATTGCCGCCGACGGGAGGTAGAACCTGGGGAACACATAGTAATGCGCCCGCCCGTCAATCATACGCCGGTAAAGCGTGACCCGCGCGGCCATGTCGATCTTGCTGGCGAGGTCCAGCCCCATCACGCAGTCATCAGCCGCGAATTCAGCCTCATCCAGCGCCGGATCTTCGCAGGCCCGCCAGCGCTCCGTGTCGTAGAGTGCCGAATTGGCATCAACCCACACGTTGAGGTGCTTTGTCAGGTAGTTCACCCGGTCCTGTGCCACCTGCCGCGCCTTCGCGGCGGTCTGCAACACGATGTTAGGGTCTACCGAAACGCCCCAATTCGGGTTTGCCTTGCGCAGTGTTTCCACTGCATACGGGTCGTCACCCTCGTCTATCGTGTAGACGATACCGAACGTCGAATCCGCTGCGGCGCCTGTCACGTCCCCTGACAGCACCTTGAGCGTGAAATCCCGCGTCTGGTAGCAAATCCCGTGCTTGTTGAAGCCCGCCGTTGTGATGGCCCAGATCAGCGATTGCGGACGCTTGCCAAGACCGGTTTCCAGAACCTCGTAGACCGCAGCCGTCTTGTGCGCGTGCAACTCGTCCACGATTGCCAGATGGATATTCAAACCGTCCAGCGTGTGGCCTTCGGCGGATAGCGCCTTGAAACTGCTGCTTGTGCGCAACTGCACAATCGCCTGCGCCGTTACATCTATGCCAAAACGCTTTTTCAGCGCGGGCATCTTTCGCGCCATCGCCTGCGCGTCTTTGAACACAATCCGCGCCTGATCGCGGGTTGTCGCGGCGGAGTAGACTTCCGCCCCGGCCTCGCCGTCAAACGACAGCATATAAAGCCCGATGGGCGATGAAATCGAGGATTTGCCGTTCCCCCGTGGCACCTCGATGTAAACCCGGCGAAAGCGCCGGTTTCCGCTCTTGTCCACCCACCCAAAGACCGTGGACAGGATAAACACCTGCCAAGGCTCTAGCTGGATCGTCTCGCCCCTGCTGGCCTTCTCGCCCTTGATGTGCGGCACCAGTTCAACAAACCGGCACACCCTTTCGGCATGTTCTGCGCTGAACCGATACCCGGCTGGCGGTTTCGCCAGATCGTCCAGTTGCCGCTGGCACGCCTGCCTCACATAGCGGCACGCCGGTATCTCGCCCGAGACAACTTCCCGCGCGTATGCGTGCGCCCGATCCGCAAAGCTCACTGCGTCGGCCCGTCGAATATCGCGAACGGGTCGTCTTCGTCATCCTCACGCGGCTGGTAGACCTTCGTCCGGTCAACAGGCGTTGCCCCAAGCACCGAAAGCGCCATGCGGTAATTTCCGTAGAAACTCGCAGGCAGATCCGCCGTGTTGCCGCTGATGATGTGCGCCCGCATCAGGCTCACCACCTCGACCGCGCCACGATCCTCGAACGTCAGCCAAGGCAATTCGTCCACAAAGATGCGCCAGGCCTTCTTGGCCGTGTCCGGCAGGTAGCTTGGCGGCAATCCAACCGCGCGCTTGGACGCCTTCGGCTCGCTGCGCGGCCTGAACCGCCCCGGATTTACCTTGTCAGCGCCCGTAAGCGCCGCTTTCGCTATCGGCGTTCGCGGTCTCGGCATTTGATCAATTTTCCTGAATTGCAGGTGCGTGCAGAGACTTGGGGCGCGGGTGCAGGCGTTCTGGCCCTGTCAACCGCGATAGCCCCCCTCCCCGTCAGCCGTGCGCCCTGTCAACCCACCGGTCGGCTGGTCGCTTCGGGTATCCATCCCTGCCCACTGCCTTGTGCGCCAGCTTGGCGGCGCGAATGGCTGTTCCTGTGTGCCTTGCCTCGATGGACTGGCACACCGTGTCATGCATGTGGGCACATACTGCCCATAGGTTGCTCTCATCCCAGAACAGCGCGGGGTCACCACGATGCGGGATAAGGTGGTCAATGGTTGCTGATGTTGGGTCGCCCTTGCCTCTGGTGAGTAGGACGCCGCTCATCTGGCAAGTGTATAGATCACGCAGCAGGACAGCATCCCGCAGTCTTGCCCATCTCTCTGATTGATACCAAGCGCGCCACGGTGCGGCCTGATCGCGGTATCTGCTGCGCCCTGCTTCGTCCTTGGGGGCCTGTAGCTTGGGGCGTAGGGTTTGCAGCTTGGGCTTGATGGTGGTTAGCCGTGCCATGCTGTGCCCTGAAATGCGAAAAGCGCCACCCCATCAGGATGACGCATTGCTTACGCAGTCGCATTGGCCGGGATGCTATCGCACGGCGGCCAAGCATTCCTCACGGCGTTCACAAGCTACTTGCCGGAATTGGTGAAACGCTACAGCATCTTGGGCGTGGGCGCAAGCGGTTGTAGTTTCTCAAGGCTGGACAGCGGAATGTTGACCTTTGCCGCGCCGAGCATGTTTGCAATGAAGGACGCCACGCCTGCGTGGATCTCGGCCACGTCCACAACCCAGCCAGCCATTGCGCCGTCTGTCACGACTGCCTTGTCGCCGGGGCGGATGATGCGCTTTTCTGCCTCGGCCTTGCGCTCGGCTTCACGCTTGGCGCGGATGCTTTCCAGCCTGGACGGGACTTGCTGCATCTGTGACAGCGTGTCGTCTGTGATCGGCACCGGCACGCCGTCAACGCCGATTGCGCGGGTGAGCCAGCGGCAATCGCGCAGGATGTCCCATTGCGGGTTTCCGGTGAAGCGGGCGAAGATGTAGCGCGGCACAAGTCGGGCCTCGTATGGCGCTTTCTTCCGCTTGCCGCGCGGGATGATGCGCCAGCGTGTTTCCGACGGATACCAGCAGTCGATGCCGTGGAACTCGAACCACGCTTTAGCCGAGACTTCCCGCTGCGGAGGTGTGAGGAACGCATACCAGCACGGGGGCGCTTCGCCCAATTGAGGGCCGCGTGTCGGCTCGGGGATGAACTGATCCCCAATTGCAAAACCGGTGTGCTTCATATGCGGTCCTTTCGCATGGGGTTTCCGACGTGCCATGCGCGGCAGACGGGGCAATGGTAGGCCACGGCTTTACGGCGGCGGCGATCCAGCACGGCTTTAGCGTCGGTGAAGCGGAGGGCTTTCTTGCCTTGGCACATGGCTGCGCGTCCGGTGTCTGTGCCGCTGAAATGTATTTGCCCGGTGGGTATGATGCTGCTCATTGCCACCACCATGATGCGACGGTGAAACCGAAGAGCACTGCGACGGTGAAAACATAGTTCCACCAGATCGTGCGTGTTGCCGTCTTGAAGTATTCATCCCCGCATGTTGCCAAGACGGCCCGAGCGTGCAGATAGGCCTCGTCGTATGTCGCCCGCGCCAGTTCTGTCGCTTCGACGGCCTCTGCCAGCTTACTGCGCACCTCCAGCGCCCCGGCGATTGCCAGCATTTCCTCGCGGCTGACGTGCATGTCGCAGCCTTCCGGCCTGACGGCTGCCAGAACGCGCAAGCGCTCGTGTAGCTTCAACTCGCTCATGCGTCCCCCATCAGTTTCTTGACGCGTGCGGCGATTGCGTCGCATGCCATGCGTGCGCCGTCGTGGAGTGCGCCTGCGTGGGGCCATTCGGCCTTTTCGGCTGCGATGGCGGAAAGGATGGCTTGCGACTGGCTTGCCGGGCGACGGTTCCACAGGGCGAACAGTTCCTCCCGTGACCGGAACGAAACGCCCGTCGACGATGCGCAGCAGAAGCAATAGATGAACTCGCCACCCACATCGTTCCCTCCTCCGTCCGGGATGATTGAGTGCCGGGCTGGCCCGCCACAGAACGGGCACGGCAGCAGAGGCTCAGAAACGCCCGCTGGCTGGAAAGTCGCGTTTTCCGGCTCCGTGGTGCTGCCGGGGGCGGGTTCGCCGTCCTGCGCCAGTTCTCGGGCCGTGTGTGGGGCGCCAAGCGCCATGCTGTCCCAAACTGTCATTCCTCGCCCTCCTCGATGACTTCCCGCAGCGCGCGCTTGAACGCCTCGACCTTCTCCCGGCCCATGGCTTTCAGTGCCGCGCCCTTCACCGGCCCCATGGGGCGGCGGATCATCGGCAGGCGGGGCGCTGTGTCGCTGCGGGTGCTGTCCAGCTCTATGCCGGGGATGGTGGGGAGCGTGATGACGTTCGCGCGTTGGCTGTCTGCGGCGTAGGTGACGCGGGTCATTGGTGCGCCTCCAGATAGGCAAACCCGGCATCGGTCACGGACAGTCTCTTGAAGTCGCTGTTTGTCTGCCCCTCGACCCGCTCACGCGACAGAAGGCCAGCGCTCACCAGCTCCACAGCGATGCGGTTGATCGTCGGCCTTGACCGGCCCATGACTTCCACCAGTTCGGCGGACGTGGTGTAGCCATTCACGACAGCGCGCAGCATGGTTACGCGCCCGCCTTCCGACTTCGCCAGTTCGCGCTGCGCGGCCAGCCATTCCAGCCCGTCGGCGGTGATCGTGAGTTGCTTTCTGGTGCGCTGGATGATGCGGCGGCTTGCCATGTATTTGAGGCAGCTTTTCATGTTGCTCTCTGACACGCCGAGAGCCTCGGGCAGCTCGGCGATATCGACAGGGCCTGCCTCTGCCAGTTCAGCGACCTTGAGCGATGTTGTGGCTGGCATCATGGTGTCGGTGCTGCGCGTTACGCTCACGCCGCTCTTGGCGATGGCGCCTGCCTTGAGCGCGGCCTTCATGTCGGCCTGCGCAATCTTGTCCATGCGCGGGATGATTGCCGCCTCAACGGCGGGCGTGATCAGCCGGGCGAACTTGTAGCAGTTCGCGGCGACGGTCTGGATCTCTGCTTGGTTCATCAGGTCTGCGGTGTGGATGTTCATGCGGGCCTCACTGGTCAAAACGGGATCAAATCGTCCAGCTCTTCGGCGAGCTTGGATCTGACGGCGGTGATTTCGGCGCCTGGAAACGCGGCCTTGATGGCTTCGATCTTCGGCAGGGCGGATTTGTAGGACTGCAGCGCAATGGCGACTTCGCGCAGGCTGTAGAGGGTCAGACCGGGGTGGCTTTCCTGCAGGGTCGTCCAGTCGCCGGTTTCGCGGATGATGCCGAAGCGGTGGCCGTCGAGTTCGTAAAGCCAGACCTCGGCGGGCGCGGGCTTGTGCCCCAGGCTGCGGGCTTCGGCATCCATGGCGGCAAGGCCCTTGATGCAGTTCGCGGCGGCGGCGGCGCATCCCTCGGCATCGCCCTGATTGATGCAGTCGTTGAGGTAGGCCATGGCGGCGCCGTATTTCGCGGCCAATGCCGGGGTGACGAGTTCCGGCAGGCGATCCACGCCCCACCGCCGCTCCATGTCGAGGGCGACACGATCAAAGGGCGCGATGGCGTAGTCACAGGCGATTTCCGATGAGGTGGCGCCGGGGCAGATCAGGCGGTCGGACTTCTTCTCACGGCGGGGGCGAGGCTGGGTCATTGGGTGACCTCCGACGATGCCGCGGAAGCTCGTCCGGCCCACACCACGGCAATCCCCCCCGCGCGGGGATTTTGCGCGCATTTATGCGGGGGAAAATCCCCCGCGGGAACTGCGGGGATTACCTTGTGGGCCGGAATGTTTCCCCCGCAAAAAAGTGCGGGAGTTTTGCGGGAGTTTCTGCGGGGGTTTTGCGGGGATATTTTCATCAGAAAAAGCTCAATTGTTGGGTATGGTTTGCCGGTTTGCGATGGGCTTTTCCCGCATTGGATGCGGCTTCTGCGTCCGCGGCTTTGGTGGCGCGCAGGTCAATCTCGGCCTGCCGGATTGCGCTTTTCAGGGTGCGCTCTTCCTCTGGCATGGTGCCTACATCAACCAGGAAGCGCGCCCGCTCTGCATCAAGCCAAGCCGTGTTTTCGGCGCCCATGGGCTTCCAAGAGGTCAGCTTGCGCTCTTCCTCGTCGCCCTTGATGCATGCGGACGCGATGCTGTCGCGGACAAACCGCATGCGCATGCGTGGGCCTGAAAGGGCTTCCTGCACCGCGGCATATTCGGCCTTGAGCCTGTCCAGTTCGCGCGTGGCCTCAGCAGTTCTATTCTGCATTGTCGGCCTCCATGTTCGGGCGGTTCTTGACGAAGACGCCTTTCGCGCTCTTGCGGTCTCGGCCTTTGAACTCCTTGACCTCAAGGAACCCGTCCGAGGTCCATTTCGTGATGCAGCCGATGGCTTGAACTTCGGAGAAATCTCCATCCGGGAACGACGCCAAAACCGCGTTGACGACCCATCGATCGCCGCTGTTCTTGTGGTGGCCGTATGGCGTGGCGGTGCCGTCCTCCGAGACGTGGCCGCGGTCGATCCGGTCGAAGATCTCCATGATCTTCCCGCCGATGCCTTCCCACGGCAGCGGGGGCTTCCACTTGGTTGCGACCTGCACATAGTCGCCTTCCGGGTATTCCTCTGTCGCGTTATCCAGCCACTGGCTTTCAAGCTTGAGCCATTCCGCGCTTCCTGATGGCGGCGCGAGGTTGGCTTTTGCGCTGTCGACGCGGACGTAACTTGTGCGCGCGCTTTCCGGGATATTGAGGCGCTGTGCCTCTTCGGACTGCATCGCCGTCATGGTGATTGCCACGCGCGCCGCGGATGTCATGGCCGACCCGCCGCGGATGCTGTCCGCGTCACCGGAGACGAAGCCCTTGCGGGTGTGGTGAACCAGCATGATCGCGCAATCGGCCTCGTCGGCGATCTTGGCGTAGAGGTCCATGACGAAGTCGACGGCCTTGTTATCGTTCTCGGTGACGCGGTGCGACCTGACGACCGGGTCGACAGTCAGAACGTCGATCTTCGCGGCCTTTATGGCCTCGACCATGGCTTTGACGTCCGGGTGCGCCACGATCAGGCCTCGCTCCACTTCCTCGGCCACGATCAGCGAGCGGTCCCTGCCAGAGGTGACGATGATGTTGCCCAACGCAGCGTTCGGGATTTTCTTGTGGCGCATGCAGGCGTCGACCTTGCGCAGGGTTTCGTCCCGCGGGTCTTCGAGGTTGTAGATCCAGACACGCAGCGCGCCGTGTGGCTTGTCGTGCAGGGTTTCCGTGCCTGTTGCCATGTCCAAGGCGGCAGCCGTCACCCATGCGCTTTTCCCGGTGCCGCCTGGGCTTGCCAGAACGGAGACAAAGCCGCGGACCAGCTTGTGGCCATAGAGCCACCGGCGCGGCCTGATGCCCACCAGATCCGCGGGTGAAAGCGGCGTCGTGTCGAAAGGCGGGTGGTCGTTGCCGCTAGCTGCCGCGGCTTCTCCGTGGGCGCTGTCGCTTTGCGTTTGAGCGGTCGGGCTTGTGGCGTACTTGCCGCCCTTCTTCCCCTCCTGCTCACGGGTCCAAGATATGAGGGCTTCCACGTCCTGCCGGGTGTCGGCTTCCGTGTATCCTGGCAGGGTGAAGGCGGCGCAGCGGTCGATGATCTCGTCATCTGTCCAGCCGCGGGCGACATAGGACGCGACAAGCGCCTTGAGGTTGTTGCGCCAGTTGTTGTCTGACTTGATGTTTGCGATGGCAAGCGCACGGTCCAGCGCGGGGGCGTATTCCTCGCCTGTATCAATCTTGGCGCCCGGCGCGCTTTGCGTGTGGCGCACCTGAAAGGCGCGGTCCATCTGTTCAGACGTGACCGGCGGGCGCTCGTCTGGGTCGTGGATGTGAATGGTTGTCAGTTCGGCGATGTAGCCCTTGGCCTGCTTTGCCGGTTTGGGCCAGTTGATCGTCCCGGCCACGCGCATGATCCGCGGGGCGTCGATCACCTTGTCTGTGGCGAGGGTTGCCGCAATCGACGCTTGAATGCGCGACCACGCGGCCATGTTACGGGTTGGCTCTTCCAGTTCCCAATAGACATGCGGGCGAACGTGCGGGGTCGTGCCGGTGACGACGACGAACGTGCATTTGGGGCCGACGAAGTTGCGGATGTTGTCCGCGGCTTGTTGCGTGTCGCCGTCTGCGAATTGGAAGAAGCTACCGACGATATCGTCTGTGTCCGCGCGATGCCCGGCGCGCAAGGGCCGACTGGCATCAATGGGGTTGACCGTGACGTAGCTATTGACGCCATGGGCGTTCATCGCCGCGATATGGTCGACGGCGAGAGAGAGACCAGTTTCATCTGGGGAAAAGCGCGCAACGTCGCGGACGCGGGCTTTGTCGTCAGGCGTCAGATGGACGACCTCCATCATGACAGGCTGCCCAAGCTCATGCCAGCGCCGCGTCATGTGACGCAGGTGCGCCTCGATCTGGGCTGTGTCCGGTGAAGTTGCTTTCTCAGGCACCACTTGCCACGCCTTTTTGTTGGGATGGTTTGGGGTTGCCGCGCCCCCTGAGGGGCGCAGCGACGTGGCGCCTTAGAACGCCGCGCCTTGCGGGATGCTGGCCTGCGCGGCGGGCGTGACGACCGGGGCAGCGACGGGCGCGGCAGCGGGTGCCGGTTCGGTGGCAATGCCAGCGGCGGCGCCTTCTTTCAGGCA